CTGGTGCTAAAGTTTACAAAGATGCAGACAGTAAAGCAATGTCCATTGAAAAAGGTTTGTTACATATATTAAATACTTTGAAACCTAACATATTACCCATAAGAATACCAACTGGTGCAGATTTAGGAGTCACCAGTGCTTTGGAGGGTAGAGACTTTGAGCCTGTAAAATCAATAGAGTTAAGCAGAGGAGCAAGAGGAACTTTGTTCCCAGAAGGTGGAGAGTTTTTAGGTTTTAATGTTAAGGCAGAAGAACCAACAACTGGTAGAGAATACACAAGAGCTGGTGAAATATTCAGAGCTTTTACTGGACTACAAACTAACGTCATAGATAGAGAAAAATTACTACAGTTTTCTGGTCAAGAATTTAAAGGCGAAAGATCAGGCGCAGCCACTTTGTTCAGTGATGCTTTACGATTAGAAGATCCGACAGACAATCAAATGTTAGAAGCATACATAAGAGCAGACAACGCTAGATTAAAAGCCTTCAAAAAAATGAAACTAGCCTACGATGATTTTAAAAAAATGGGGTTGAGCGAAAATAAAATTATAAGAATTTTAAAACAAAAAGCGGGATTAGGTAATAAAGAAATACTATCTCTGAAATCAGACAGATATATTCCATATCTACCAGACAAAAAGAAAAGACAAGATGCTTTAAGAAAGGGAATTAGGATTCCTTTGAACGCCATATTAAGAGTATATAGAAATAGATTCAACACAAGACTAACTCCAGAACCAGAGAAAAAAGAAGCACCAGATGTGAGAAACATTTTGAATACTGCACCTGTGAACGCACCAACAGTAGCACCTGTTTCACAGAACGTAGCACCAGAACCTACTACAAACGTAGCACAGAACATAGTTAATGATGAATTATTTAGAACAGATCCACGCAACAGAGAGATAGCTGCCTTTTTAGGAGCTAATCCAGAATCTGTTTTGAAAAATATGCAGATCGCTAGGAGAACTGGATGAGTAGATTATCACCACATTTTACAATAGCAGAGTTTGTGAAATCACAAACGGCGGAAAGAAAAGGCATAGAGAACACACCTGGAGACAAACATGTAGTGGCTATGATGGCACTATGTGAAAAGGTTCTTGAGCCTATCAGAACTCACTTTGATAAACCAGTTGTGGTTAACTCTGGATATCGCAGCGCAGCGTTATGTCGAGCCATAGGATCAAAAAGCACAAGTCAACATTGCAAAGGTCAGGCTGCTGACATAGAGATACCAGGTATTGCCAACGCAGAACTAGCACAATACATAGCAAACGAATTAGATTTCGATCAGTTAATATTAGAATGTTATGAAAGAGCCAAAGGTCCAAGTTCTGGTTGGGTACATGTATCATACGTTGGTGACGCAAACCGAAAAGAGATTCTTACATACGATAGAGTCAACGGATACAGAAGGGGTTTAATTTATACATAAATGTCTACACTAGTTGTTAATTTACCTTCTATAGATGTATGGGTTCGTAAAGAATATTTAAGAGATGGCGAAGATGGGCACGGAGAGTTTGTAAAAGGTGTCTGGATTACGGCAAAGTCTATTCCAGGTAGAGCTTTCTATTTTGAAACTTATCTGCCTGACTACGGTGCTCTTTACGATAAACTTCCTATTAGTGCTTTTACTGTTGAACCACAGACCCCAACTCCAGATATGGATCTTTATAATCTCCAGTTTTGGAATTGCATGGATTATGGGGTGGTGGCAATTAGCAAACAGTTTATAGGATCTATGGACTTTGAGGTATACACAAGAGATCATGGTATCGTAAAAGGATCTTACGTTTGTACTCTTGATAATTATCACGAAGATATAAATGCAATAGATTATTCAACGAGTGAGAAACCAGCAGAACATAAATCACATAACATAATAGAATTAGAAAATGGACAGTTCTGTTTATATCCAAACAACAGAATGAGAGTATACGATAATTCACTGACACCAGACAAACCACTGCAGCCAGACTTCAAAGTTAGCACAGAGATATATCAAGTTGAGAACGGACAGAAGTTTAGACTCGGAGATACAGATGAATACTTTTGGAAGGCAAAAGATGAATGATAGAGTTTCTTCTGATCTTTATGCTCAACGAAAGAGTGATAGATCAGACACAAAGATTTGAAAATATTAATACTTGTTTGTATTTTGCTAGACGTTTGAACAATCAACCCGATGTACCACTGTTAGATGGTAAAATGGCTAAAATCACTGCATATTGTAAGCCAGTCCGAAAAAACTAGGCTCTCAGATCGCCACACAGAGCCGAAACAAGGTGTCCGTGTGTGATTGTACCTTATAAATACCTTTGTTTTTGAGTGTTTTTGTATTGTCCACTATCCAACTTCTCCCCAATTTGATCCCATTTCAGCGTCAACTTCGAAGGGTATTCTAAGTTCAGGTATGCAATTAGACATAATCTCTTTGATTTGTTTTACTTGCTTGTCATTTTCTATATTAAAACACAATTCATCATGCACAGTTAGCATTGGAGTTAGACCAGCATCATAACAATCGACCATGGCTTTCTTAGTTTGATCGGCACTAGATCCTTGAATTAGTCTATTCAAGGCTTTGTATGTAAATGCTCTTCTGATACTGCCCTTGCTGCTATACTCATTTATGGCTTCTTTCATTGGCATAGCTTTATTGTACTTATAAGATTTAGGCTCGTACATATTGAATCTACATTTACGGCCCAACCAAGTTCTAATGATACCACTCTCAGAGGCTTTCCTTGTTGTCTTCTCAGAAATAGATTTAAGAAATGGAACTTTATCATTATATTTTTCTAAAAGAGCAGTCGCTTCTTCAACAGACAGATCTAGAATATTCGCCAACTTACCTTTACCCATGCCGTACATCAGTCCAAGGTTTACAGTCTTTGCTTGTTTTCTTGGTATACCAGCTATGTCTGCTACGATCTGATGGAAGTCAGCTTCGCCTTTGTGATACAAAGCCACAACGTCATCTATCTGTGGATGTCTGTCAAAGCCAGTCAGTGTGGCACAATAATGCACCAACCATCTTGGCTCTTGTGAAGCATAGTCAAAAGATCCCCACTTAGATCCCTCTTCTGGAATAAACAAACCTCTGATAAGATTCTTTATATACGGATCTCGTGCAGGTATTTGTTGCAAGTTAGGATTACTTGAGCTAAATCTACCAGTAACAGTGCCTCCGCCATCAGAACGTAAAGGATGAAAATCACAATGTATTCTACCATTATGAGAATGTTCAAGAATTGTATCGATAAAAGTCGTGTTGGCTTTATTAACTTCCCTTATCTTTATAATCTTCTTCGCAATGGGATGAGAGTGATTAGCAAGAAACTGTTTTGTAAACGCGGGGGCCCCGGACTTTTCTGTGCGAGAATACGCAAGTCCCATGGCATCAAAGACCTTTGCTACAGATGTAGCGACCCAAGGTTCAATCGTAACTCCAGTTTCTTTGACTATCTCCTCTACAAGTGATTTTTCTAACGCAGCTAGTTCTTTCTTAACTTGCTCGGCTTTTTTCAAATCTACTCTGACACCCTCTGTTTTCATATCGAGGAGCAAAGGTGTGAGTCTAGTTTCTAATTCGAATATACCACTGCACTCTTCTTTGGTTATCTCTTTTCGTAACTCATTCCATAATCTCAAAGTTATCGCAGCGTCATGTTCTGCATAAGCACCAACATACCGAGGTGGTAGTTTCCACATGCCAGACTTTGGATCCACACCAAACTCTTCAGCGGCACTCTTGAGCATCTTCTCGTCTTTGTATGTGCCAAGATAATCTCCAGCTAACGAGTTAAGATTGTAGTATCTTCTGTTCTCATTTAACAATGGCGCTGCAACCATGGTGTCTCTGATTTTGCCTTTGACTTCTACACCCTCGGCTCTAAGCCAACCAAGATCGTACAGTGCATTGTGGAACACGAATGTTTTGGTTGTGTCTTTACACAAGTCTGTTAGCCACTGAAACACTGGTCGTCTTGGCATGTTGCCAACAGTGTGTGCCACTGGAAAATACCAAGAACTCTCTCCAGCTGCCACGGCTATGCCTATAATGTGTCCGTCTTTTCTACACCACCCAGGCCCAAGTTTTAAAAGATTTTCATCTCTTGTTTCCAAGTCAATAGATATTGTATCGTATTGAGATAGGTCTGGTATAGTCTCTGGTGGAGTCCAATCAGAGTCTATGTTACCCCATGCTACATCTTTTATGTCTTGTTCCAATAAATGGTATTGGTCACTTGTCATCTTTTTCTTCTGCTCCTAATGCACCATACCCACAGATATCAATCCATGAATCAGTATGGTTTGGTGTGTTTACTAATCTTGAGATCTTCAATGCCAGTAAACAAAGATATACCATCTTCACTGAAACATTGATACCTAATATACTTGACCACATGGTAGCAACTCTCTCATGGTTTTCATAAGCATCTCCATAATCCTTTGCTCTTTCTCCAGTAATCTTGTCATGTGCATTTGCTAAAGTTTTATCTCTTTTCACAGGTAACTCCTTCTTTTTGTTTTTTCTTAAATTAAAAAATTGTTTACTAAACAAGTCCTTATGTAAGGCTCTTAATTCATTTGCTTGTTTTTCACATTTAGTTTTTAAACTAAAAGCAAATCTAGTCTTTTCAAACTTATTCCGTAGATCTACAGGTATATGTTGACTAAAATAAAATACATCTCTTTTCTTATATAACGTCATAGCTCAAATCCAAACTGTCCAGATTTTTCTATTATGTGTAACTCCTTCTTTGCTCTAGTTACACCCACATACCAAACTCTCCTCTCGGCATCTTGATCTTCATTCTCTACACATGCTTTTGTGGAGTCTAATAACAATGCTACATTGTCAGCTTCTCCACCTTTCGCTCTATGGAT